TTAGAAGTCCTCGCTGCGCCAGACCTTCAGCACGCGGCCGAAGACCTCGAAATCCATGCCTTCGGTGATGTCCCAGGCATCGTACTTGGTGTTTTCGGACTTGGCGCGCACCACCAGCCCGTTGGCGGTGGGAATGCGCTGCAGTCGCTTGATGAAGCCCTCGCTGCCGACGCGGAAGAAATAGATGGCGTCGTACTCGACGGCCTGCACGCCACGGTCGACGATCAGCGGATCGCCGGGGTTGAACATGGGACGCATGGAATCGCCGAAACCCGTGACGATGCACAGGTTCTTCGAGGCGGAATAGCCGCGGACGTTCTTTTGCAGCCATTCGGGGCTGACGTTCCAGCTCTGGATGACGCCGGGCTGGTCGCGCAGTTCCAGGCCATTGCCCATTGCGCCGCCGGTATCGAACTGGGCGATGAGGACGTTGCCGTGATCGGGCCTGCCCAGCCGCGGCGCGTGGAAGGAGACAAGCCGGGCCGCGGGCTCGTCCGCGATGACGTCGGGGGCAAGCTCGCCCCACAGGTCGGGGTGGGCGGTGTCCATCCAGTGCGCCGGCTGGCCCAGCCCCGTGGCGAGCTTGGCGGCCAGCGCGTCGCCAACCCGGCGCGGGTTCTTGTCCCGCTTGCCCTGGAACCCCTGAAGGATCTGGTCCAGGTACTTGCGACTGACGCCGGCGCGTTCGGCCAGGCGCTCGACGCCGCCCGCCTCGTGCACGGCGTACTTGAGATTGTTCAGTCGTATCGAGCGGATATCCATGGTAGCGATAGTAGCAATCCGCTACCCGAAAGTACAGTAGCGAATCGCTGTTGATTTTTTGGTAGCGACTCGCTACCATGAATTTTATCCTGGAGATAGTCGGGCCGGCCGCAAGTCATCGCGCAGATGGCCCGCGGTTCATACGGATGCGGATGCGGCGGGGCTCGCCGTCGCGTCCGTGGTGATCGGGGGTAACCGGCAGATGTGACCCATCATCGCTACCCAGGTAGCGATTACCCGCCGCCGACCTTCTCGGGAATATGACGAACGGCAAACTTGCATCAAGGAAAAAAAGCATGGACAAGCGTCTTGGCGGGGAGGCATCCCAATGAAATATGCAACCGAAGTGCTGGATCTCATGGCGGCGGCGCCGGGGCGTCCGTGGCGCATGGCGGACCTGGTGCGCGGCGCGTCCGGCGCGCGCGAGCTGACGCGGCGCGAACGCAACGCGATGCGACAGGCGATCCTGCGGGTGCTCGAAGCCTTGCACGAGGGCGGCCAGGTGGCCCGCATCGAGCACGCCCGCAACTCGCTGACCTACGTCTGGGGCGAAGTGCGACGCGAGGGGGATTGCCTGCGCGCCTGATGGGGCGGCAGAATGCATCCATGTCGTCGCGTCACCCGCCGACGATCCGTCCAAGCGCCGACGCGCTGGCACGCAGCAGAAACAGGCCCGCTCAAACCGCGGGCCTTTTTTATGAGAGGGTAAGTTCGTGCGAAGGCGCCATTCATGATGCGGCGTGAGGCGGGGCCGTGCCAGGCACGCACCAGGCATGCACCAGGCACATACCCCGGGCAGACACCCCGGGCAGACACCCGGCGCGCACCAGCTACATACCAGGTACCAGGCACACGGCAGACACACGCCAGACACACGCCAGACACATCTGGCACCCGTCTGGCACCCGTCTGGCACCCGTCTGGCACAAGCCAGGCTCACGCGAAACGCCCGCCGGATAACGCTGCAACGCGGTGCGACATGCGGGGATTGCTTCGGCGGCAGGTGTTGCGCCACAATTCGTTCATGGCGTCGCGGTTCACGCCGACGGACTTTCCAGGCAGCAGCAAGCCCGCAACAAGCAACAGGCAGGCAAGCGACAAGCAAGCAGCAATAAGCAAGCAACATACAAACAAGCCAGCAGCAAGCAACAGACAAGCCAGCAGCAAGCAACAAACAAGCAAGCAACAAACCAACCAGGCCCGCCGACAGCGGGCCTTATTTATGAGAGGGTACGTGTGCCCGGCCACCGGGCCGGAAGGCGGGTGAATCGCCGATGCGCGTCCCCCACGTTCTTTGCAGTTCCCCGATACAGGCTCGCCGCAGGCGGGCCTTTTTCATTTGCGCGCCCCGCGTTCTCTTCGAGAGCGCGGGGCGTTTTGTTAGGCACCGCCCGCAAGGCGGGGCCCAGCGGCCTGCCGCCTCGCCGTTCCTTCCATGACCGGGCCTTTCTCCCGCCCGCGGTGACCGGAATGGCTCGAGGCGGCAGCCCGGTGGGCGACAGCCGGAATCCGCCGCAACCCGGCCGCACGCATCACGCAACGCGGCACCGCGCCGATGGCGCAGCAAAGTCGGCATTCCGCCTCCAGGCCTCTGGATTCCCCCAAACCCGCCCTCGGGCATCTCAACACGACAAAGGAGCGACGCATGGCGAACAGTTCGGCCACCGGCGGCTACCTGGCGCCGATCGCCATTTCTCCGCCCCTGGAGGATGCCGAGCTCGAGGCGCTGTTCCAAGGGTTCATCGCCGGCGTGGCCGGCCTGCCCCTTGACCTGGTTCGTACGCGCTGGCCTGCCGCCGGCGTGGAACCGCCCGCGCAGACCGAGACCTGGTGCCTGATGGACATCCGGTCGCAAACCGCGGACGCCGGTCCGGTCGTCACCCACGACCCGGCCGGGGAAGGATCTGATTCATACGTTCGGCACGAACACATCGAGGTGCTTTGCTCGATGTTCGGGCCGCGCGCGCTGCGCCACGCGGCGCAGCTGCGCGACGGCGCCGCCGTGCCGCAGAACCGCGAGCCCTTGCTGGCGCAAGGCATGGCGGTGAGCGGCGCGGGGCCGATCGTGGCCATGCACGAACTGGTGAATCAGCAGTGGATACGGCAGTTCGACATGACCCTGCGTTTTGCGCGCCGGGTCGCGCGCAGCTATCCGGTCCTGAATCTCCTGTCGGCGCAAGTCACGACGCATGCCGCGTCGCTGTCCCCGACGGACAACATCAACCACCTTGCAGATTAAGGGATTTACCATGGCTAATGGATTGCCGGTATCACGCCTGATCAACGTCACGATCAACATGTCGCCGCTCGCGGCGCAAGGCGCGAGCCTGAACACCGCGCTGCTGCTGGGCTCGTCCGCGGTCATCGACACCGGCGAGCGCATGCGCTCCTATGGCGGCATCGACGCCGTCGCCGCCGACTTCGGCACCGGCGCGCCCGAGTACCGCGCGGCCCTGCTGTATTTCCAGCAGACGCCCCAACCCTCGCAGTTGTACATCGGCCGCTGGGCCAAGGGCGCGACCTCGGCCACGCTGCGCGGCGCCGTGCTGTCGGCCGCCGAGAAGCAGATGTCGGCCTGGACCGCGGTGACCGCGGGCGCCTTCACGCTGACCGTCGACGGCACCGCCAAGACGGTCAATGGCCTGGACTTCTCCGGCGCCACCAACCTGAACGGGGTCGCTGCCATCATCTCGACGGCCCTGGCGTCGGCCTCGGTGCTGTGGAACGGCGCGCAGTTCGTCGTGACCTCGAACACCTCCGGCGCGACCTCGACGCTGGGCTACGCCACGGCCGCGGGCACCGGCACCGACATCTCGTCGATGCTGGGCCTGACCGCGGGCAAGGCCTCGACGCCCGTCGCCGGCATCGTCGCCGAAACGCCGGTGGACGCCGTGTCGCTGTTCCTGGACCGCTTCGCCAACAAGTTCCTGGGCCTGGCCTTCGCCGACGCCGACATCACCGACGCTCAGCACCTGGCCGTGGCCGGCCTGATCGAGGCCGACCAGCGCCACCTGTACGGCGTGTCGACCCAGGCGCCGCAGGTGCTCGATCCGACCCACCACGACGACATCGCCAGCCAGCTGAAGGCGCTGAAGTACAAGTACTCGATTGTGCAGTTCTCCAGCGCCAGTCCGTACGCGGTGGCCTCGCTGCTGGGCCGCCTGCTGACGGTGAACTTCAACGCCAACAACACCACGATCACGCTGATGTACAAGCAGGAACCCGGCATCGTCGCCGAGACCCTGACCAGCAGCCAGGCCGATACGCTGGCCGCCAAGAACTGCAACGTGTTCGTCAACTACGACAACGACACGGCCATCATCCAGTACGGCGTGACGCCCAGCGGCATCTTCATCGACTCGGTCTACAACGCGATCTGGTTCCGCAATCGCGTCCAGACCGACGTCTACAACCTGCTGTACACCAGCCCGACCAAGGTGCCGCAGACCGACGCCGGCAACCAGCTGATCGCCTCGGTGATCGAGGCCGCGTGCGAGGCCGCCGTCAACAACGGCTACCTGGCCCCGGGCGTGTGGAACTCGGCCGGCTTCGGCGCCCTCAAGCAGGGCGACACGCTGGCCAAGGGCTACTACGTCTACGCGCCGGCGATCGCCACCCAGTCGCAGGCCGACCGCGAAGCGCGCAAGGCCGTCCCGTTCCAGGTCGCCGCCAAGGAAGCCGGCGCCATCCATACCGTCGACGTTCTGGTCACGGTCAACCGCTAAACAGGAGTAGCAGATGTCTACCTATTCGTTCGCTGATATCAGCGCCAGTCTCGTGGGCCCGGGCGGGGCGATCTCGCTGGGTTCCGGCTCGGGCGTGGCCGATGAGGGCATCGCCATCGCCGCCAAGGGCGAAAAGAGCGCCATGACGGTGGGCGCCGATGGCGAAGTCATGCACACGCTGCGCGCCGACAAGAGCGGCACCGTGACGCTGAGCTACTTGAAGACGTCGCCGGTCAATGCCCAGCTGCAGGCGCTGTACGACGCCCAGTCGCTGGACAGCCGCCTGTGGGGCAAGAACCTGATCACCATCACCAACCCGGCTACGGGCGACGTGACGGCGTGCCGTTCGTGCGCCTTCAGCAAGAAGCCCGACCTGACCTACAAGAAGGACGGCGACGTGGTGAAGTGGACCTTCGACGCCGCGAAGATCGACACGATCCTGGGAACCTACTAAGCCATGTCGCAGGAACTTGATCTGAACGGCCACCGGTACTCCATCGGGAAACTGAGCGCCAAGCAACAGTTCCACGTGTCGCGCCGCATCGCTCCGATCGTTCCTACGTTGATCCCCGTGTTCGTCCGCCTCGCGGCGGGCGGCCGCGGGATCACCGAGGACCCGGGCGGCTTGGCCGATGTCCTGCAACCGCTGGCCGACGGCCTGGCGGCGATGAAGGACGAGGACGCCGACTATGTGCTGGACACCTGCATGCAGGCGGTCCAGCGCCGGCAGGAGCATGGCTGGACCGCCATCTGGTCGGCCAGCCAGCGCGTGCCGATGTTCCAGGACATCGACCTGGCGGTGATGCTGCCGCTGGCGGTGCGCGTCATCGTGGCAAGCCTCGGGCCTTTTATTCAAGGGCTGCTTACCAGCCAGACCGGCAGCCCCGAGGCGACACAGGCTGGCTGAAGAGCCTGCCCGGTGGCGAGGACTGGTTGCTGGCGCCGGTCCTCGAGGGGCTCTGCAAGTACGAGTCCCTCAAGGACGGCACCCTGGACCTGGCCGACATCGCGCTGCTGAACGACGCGTTGTCGGTGCGGGCAGACAACAAGGCGGAAGCGTACCGCCGCCACATGGCAGAAAAAAATGGCTAATACAACCGTGCCCATCGACCCGTCGGGGTTGATCGGCATATTCAAGATCGAAAAGGACGACCTGAAGGACCTCAAGCAGGCGATCGGCGACTCGCGCAAACAGAGCCTGGCCGACGCGCTGGCGGTGTTCGCGGGGCGGGCCAAGAGCGTTGTCGACTTCGCCGAAAACAAGATCGCCCAGTTCGAGCAAGGCTATTTCGCCGCCAAGCTGGGCGGCACATCGGGCCGGGACATGCGGGCGCTGGAGGCGGTGGCGCAGGACTTCGGTGTCTCCGTCGAAGCAATGCGCAACAGTACCCAGGCGCTGCACCGTAACGTGCGCGACGATCCCAGGATCGCCGCGCTGCTGGAACAGCTGCATATCTCGTCGAGCGATGGCGCGGGCGCCCAGCGCAACAGCGCCGACCTGATGCTGGAGCTGAGCGACGCGCTCAAACGCATGGATCCGGCGCAGGCCCGGGCGACGGGCCAGAGCCTGGGGCTGGACCCGGGCGTCATGGAAGCCCTGCGCGATCCCGGGTTCGGGCAGCGCCTGTCGGTGCGGCGCGATACCCAGGAAAACAGCACCGTCGAAGCGGCCGGTGAACGCGCGCACCAGCTGATGGGCACCGTCCGTGAATTGAGCGGCTCCGTCAACGCGATGTTCGCGCAGGCGCTCCTGACGATGGGCCCGAAGCTGCAGGAGACGCTCGACGGTATTTCGGCGTGGTTCAAGGAGAACGGCCAGACGGCCGGCAAGCGGCTGGGCGAGGTCGGCAATTTCGTGCTGTCGATCATGTCGTTGCTGGGACCGGTGATCAGCCTGATCACCTGGCTTGACGGGCTGACCGGGGGCTTGAGTTCGCAGCTCCTGGTGCTGGTCGGCGGCTTCCTGATGCTGGGCGGCGGTGGCGTGGTGGGGGCCTTGATGGGCCTGGTCTCGCGACTGGGCGGCATGCGCTCGATCATCGGCGGGCTGGGCACGCAGCTGGCCTCGCTGCCTGGCCGGATCAGCGGCTTTGTGAGTCGTGCCTGGACGGCGACCAGCAATTTCGTGGGCGGCGTGTTCGGCAGAATGACCTCGATGGGACGGACGGCCGTCACCCAGATGGGCAACATGGCCAGCGCGGTCTGGTCCTGGATGGGCAACATGGCCGCGCGCGGGGGGGCGTTGCTGGTCGACAGCGTCAAGGCCGCCGGCGCCACCGCCCTGCAATGGGGCCAGTCACTGTGGGCCTCCGCCAGTTCCTGGATCGGCCGCATCGTCGACGGCGCCAAGAGCCTGGTCCGTGGCGCGGCGATATCGCCGGTGGCGGTGGGGGTGGGACTGGCCCTGTATCCCCGCACGCTTGAGGACGGCACGCTGAAGTCGCTGCAAGGCGACAGGCGTTTCGGCCTCGGGCAAGCGGAGCCGGATTTCAACGGGGCCGCAGGCATCTGGCAACCGCCTCCCATGGATGGAGCCCGGATCGAACCGTGGCGGGATTACCACTCCGGCTTCGCGCTTGGCGAAGCGGGGGGCGCCGCGCTGGCGCCGGCGGCCGCCGCCGCGCCGGTGTCGGTCAATGCCACCACCACCATCTACGTCAACGGGTCGGCCGACCCCGGCGCGACCGGAGCGGCCGTGGCCAATCAACAAAGCCGGGTCAACGCCGACCTGACACGCAACCTGCAGGGGTCCTATGACTGACACGAATTTCCCGGGCGCCGACATGGTGGGCCTGCTGTCGAAGAAGATCGGCGACATCGTGGTGCAGGCGACCATCACCGAGTCGCACGACGATACGCTGAAGATCACCAGCCACCCGGTGGAGTCGGGTCCCTATGGCCGCTCGGCGATCAGCGACCATGCCTTCAAGTTGCCGCTGTCGCTGACCATGAAGTGCGCCTGGAGCAATGCCTCGTACGAGGCGTTGCGCGGCGCCCGGGCCAGGGACGTGGCCAATGGCAAGGCGGCCGCCGACGATTACGCCACCGCGATCTACTCGCAACTGCTCAATCTGCAGGAGTCGCGCGAGCCGGTGGATGTGATCACCAGCCGGCGCCGCTACGGCAGCATGCTGATCGAGAAGATCGCGGTGGAGAACAGCCGGGAGACCTCCGGCGCCGTGTTCGCGACCGTGACGCTGCGCGAAGTGATCGTGGCGCAGACCCGCAGCACGTCGCTGCCGCCCTACGCACACCAGAAAGAGAAGGAAAAGACCGCGGACAAGCAGAACCTGGGCGTGAAAGCGTCCCGGCCCGCGGCCGCGCCCAACGGCGGCTCGCTGCATTGGAACTAGGAGATCCGCATGAACTACTTCGAGATACCACTGTCGCCGATCCCGCAGGTGTTCGCCATCTCGCTGGGCGGTGACGACTACCGGCTGACGCTGCAGTATCGCGACGGTTGGATACTGGACGTGGCCGATGACCTCGGCCAGCCGCTGGTGTCCGGCATTCCGCTGGTGACGGGCCTGAACCTGCTGGGACAGTATCGGCACCTGGGCTTCGCCGGCGGCCTGCGCGTGACGGGGGCGGAGTCGCCTGACGACGCGCCGACGGCCACCGACCTGGGCCGTGGCGCCAAGCTCTATTGGGTGGCGGACTGACATGGCCGAGACGACCACAATGGACCCGATCGCCGTATACGGCGATCCGGTCGATGACGATGAGGGCGTGCGCCAGTGGGGCCGGAAGGTCTCGCTGATCGTCGGCGACGAGGAAGCGCTGGATCTGTCGGCGCTGAGCTTCAGCCTCGGCATCAAGCGCAACGACGCCAAGTCGCCCAACACCGCCACCATCAAGGTGATGAACGCCAGCCGCGAAACGGCCAGCCTGGTGCAGCGCGAATTCACCCGCGTGGTGCTGCAGGCAGGCTATGAAGGCAACTATGGCGTGATCTTCCATGGCAACGTGGTGCGCGCCAAATGGGGCGGCTCGGGTGACACCGAGACCGTGCTGGAAATCACCGCGGCCGACGGCGACAAGGCCTACAACTTCGCGGTGGTCAATGCCACCGTGCCCAAGGGCAGCGACCGCGCCGACAAGGTGCGGCTGCTGTGCTCGGCCATGAATCCCTACGGCGTGCGCCAGGGTTACGTGCCCGACCTGGGCGGTAAGAAGTCGATCCGCGGGGCGGTCATGTCCGGCATGGTGCGCGACTACCTGCAGGATGTCTGCGGCAGCGCGAACACGCTGTGGAGCATCCAGGATGGCAGGGTGGTGGTGGTCCCCGAAACCGCCTATGTGCCGGGCTCGGTGCCCGTGCTGTCCCACGACAGCGGCCTGGTCGGCATGCCGGAGCAGACCGAGAAGGGCATCAAGCTGCGGATGCTGCTCAACCCCAGCATCCGCGTGGGCGGGCTGGTCAACCTGGACAACAGCCGGATCGCCGAGTATGGCTTCCAGGCCCGTTCCGAGCGCAAGGACGCGAACGAGATCGATCGCGCCGAGCAGCGCCGCATCAGCGGCGATGGCTACTACTACGTGATGGAAGTCGAGCACCGCGGCAATACGCGCGACGACGAGTGGTACACGGAGGTCCTTTGCCTGGCCACCGACGCCACCCTGTTTCCCGGCGACCTGGGACGGGCCGGCGCCGAGGGCGACGCGGCCAAGCCAGCCGCCGTCGTCAAGTAGCGCGCGGTCCGGCCCTATCTCTGCAGGAAGATTCATGAACCGACTTGAGACTTTGAACGATCCGCAAGCCGCGATCGGCGCGGCGCTGCATGGCGCGCTGGCGCAGACCTGGACCGCCATGCCGGCGATCATCGGCGCCTTCGATCCGGTGGCGATGACGTGCACGGCGCAACCGGCCATCCGCGCGCGGGTCAAGACGCCCGAGGGCCGGCAGCACAGCCTAGCGTTGCCGTTGCTGGTGGATTGCCCGGTGTATTTCCCCTCGGGCGGCAATTGCACGCTGACCTTTCCGGTCAAGCCGGGCGATGAGTGCCTGGTGGTGTTTGCCTCGCGCTGCATCGACGCCTGGTGGCAATCCGGCCAGGTACAGGACCAGGCCGAAATGCGGATGCATGACCTGTCCGACGGCTTCGTCTACGTGGGCGTGCGCTCGCAACCCCGCGTGCTGCCGGCGGTCAGCACCAGCGCGACCCAGCTGCGCAGTGACGATGGCTCGACTTTCCTGGAGCTGGACCCGGTCGCCGGCAAGGTGAAGATCGTGGCGCCCGGCGGTTTCGATGTGGTTGCGCCGGTATCCGAGTTCTCCGGGCAGGTGCTGGTCAACGGACTGTTGAGCTACCTGGCGGGACTGGTCGGCAGCGGCGGCCAGGGCAATACCGCCCAGATCACCGGCGTGCTGAACGTGATCGGCCAGATCCTCGCCAACGGCAAGCGGGTCGACGACACCCATACCCATACCGCGCAGGGCGCCAATGCGGTGACCACGCCACCCAACTGAGGATTCCTATGCGTTACCGAAAACTGGACGCCGATGGCGACTATTCGTTTGGCTCGGCGCGGGCCGATTTCCACCGCGATACGGCGCAGGCCGTGGCCCAGGCCGTCAAGACCCGGCTGATGCTGGCGCGCGGCGAGTGGTTCCTGGACGTGACCGAAGGCACGCCCTGGAACGGCGAAGTGCTGGGCAAGCAGCCGCGCGCCAGCTACGACTGGGCCATCCGCCAGCGCATCCTGGGCACGGCAGGTGTCACCGACCTGGCCGAGTATTCGAGCCGGCTCGACCCGCAAACCCGCGGCTTGAGCGTGACGGCATCCATTTCAACCCTTTATGGCACGGCCACTGTGCAGGCGGCATTATGACGATTCTATCCACGGCCCCGGTCATCGACGCCACGGGCATCCGTGCGCCGAGTTATGGCGAGGTGCTGCAGTATTTCAAGGAGCAGTACCGCGGCATCTACGGCGCCGACACGTATCTGGAGGCGGACAGCCAGGACAGCCAGTTGCTGGCCGTGTTCGCCCTGGCCATCCATGAGGCCAATACCGCGGCGATCAACGTCTACAACGCGTTTTCGCCCGCCACCGCCACTAACGCGGCGTTGTCGAGCAACGTCAAGATCAACGGCCTGGCGCGGGGCGTGGCCACGCGCTCGTCGGTGGACCTGCGCATTGTCGGGCAAAGCGGCGTCACTATCGTCGATGGCGTTGCCACCGATGCCGACCGCGGCCGCTGGCTGTTGCCGGCCAGCGTGACCATCCCGCCGGGCGGCGAGATCACTGTCACGGCGCAATCCCAGGCGCTGGGCGCCGTGACCGCGGCGGCGGGCAGCATCAACCAGATCGGCACGCCGACGCTGGGCTGGCAGTCGGTCTCGAATCCGGCGGCCGCGACGCCTGGCGCGCCGGTCGAAAGCGACGCGGCCTTGCGGGTGCGCCAGGCGGTGTCGGTGGCCTTGCCGTCGCGCAGCGTGCTGGAAGGCACGATCGGCGCGGTGGCGTCGGTGCCGGGCGTGCTGCGCCACGCGGCATACGAGAACGACACGGCGGCGGCCGACGCGCACGGCCTGCCGCCGCACAGCATCGCCCTGGTTGTTGACGGTGGCGATGCCGCGCTGATCGCGCAGGCGATCGCCGCCAAGAAGACGCCGGGCACGGGCACCCATGGGACCACCACGGTAGTCGTGACGGACATCTACGGCATCGCCCATCGCATCCGCTTCTTCCGCCCGACCATCGTGCCGCTTGCGGTCGATGTGCAGATGCGCGCGCTGGCGGGCTACAACACGGCGACGGGGCAGGCGGTGCAGCGGGCAGTGGCGGACTACATCAACGGCGTCGCGATCGGCGGCGGCGCCAGCGCCTCGGTGGAGTGGGCCGATGCCATCTCGGCGGCCAATGGCGTGCCGGGCAACGGCACGTTCAAGATCACCGGCTTGACGTTGCGGGGCCCGGCCGGCAACGGCGTGCCCGATGTGCCGCTGGCCTTCAACGAGGCCGCCGCCGCGACCTCGGACGACGTGAAACTCACGGTGACCTGACATGGCCAATACAGACGACTACATCGCGCGGCTGTCGGCCTACCACCGTGGCAAGCCCAAGTTCACCGCCACCGTGACGGCCCTGTGCGACGCGGCGGCCAGCCTGAGCGAGTTGTACGGCGGCATGCCGGCGGCCTTCGACCTGGACCTGGCCGTCGGCGCGCAATTGGACGCAGTGGGGCGCTGGGTGGGATTGGAGCGCAAAGTCAGCACGCCTATCGCCAACGTGTATTTCTCGCACGACCTGGACGGCCTGGGCTTTGACCAGGGCGTATGGCAGGGACCGTTCGATCCGGACAGCGGCCTGACCGAGCTGGATGACGATACCTACCGCCTGCTGCTGCGCGCCAAGATCGGCGCCAACCATTGGGACGGCACGCTCGAGACCTCGGCCGCCATCCTGGACCGCATCTTCGGTGGCGGCACCCATGTATTCATCCAGGACAACGGCGACATGTCGGTCGACATCGGCGTCGCCGGCGCGCCGCCGTCGGCGCTGTTCCTGGCGCTCCTGACGGGCGGGTACATCCCGCTCAAGCCGGAGGGCGTGCGCATCAGTTACTACGTCATCCCCTCGCAAGAGGGGCCCTTGTTCGGTTTTGACGTTCAAAACCACTACATCTCGGGGTTCGACAGCGGACTCTGGGGTTCGCTTTTTGCCGGTTGAATAAGGACAATTCCGTGGCTATCAATCAAATTCTTCCTTTCGGCACCGTTCCCGGCGCCAATGTGCTCGCTCCCGCCGACTACCAGGCGCTGGCCGCCCGGCTGGGCGGTTTCTCGGCCGGCACGGCCAAATCCAAGGAGCTCAACACGGTCTGGCGCCAGGCTTCGTTCGTGGCCGCCATGATCGGCCAGTACATCGCCGACAAGGCCGGCCAGGATGTGCTGGACGACGGCGACCTGGCGGCGCTGCAGGCCAGGTTCGTGGCGGCGCTGGCGGCGTCGCCGGCGTTTACTGGAACGCCGACCGCGCCGACGCCGGCCGCCACTGACAAGAGCACCCGGATCGCAACGACCGCATTCGTGGCGGGCAACTTTCCGCGAATCTATTCGATCGGCGCGCTGCCGACGCAGGACGTCGGTCCCATCATCGTGGCGGAGTGTGCCGAAGTGTGGAACTGGGTGTCCGGGCAGTACTACACCGGCTACCGTTCGCCGCTGTGCGGCCGGCCGCTGGATGGCCATACCAACCTGCCGCTGGCCAGCGAGGTCGACGCCATCGGCGGTTTGCTGTCGAAGACGGATTACGCGGCGCTGTGGGGGTATGCGCAGGAGCAAGGACTGGTGAAGACCGAGGCCGTGTGGTCCGCGAATCGTGGCAGTCATTGGTTTTCGGACTATTCGGCGACGCAGTTCCGGGTGCCGGATTTGCGGGATATGTTCCGTCGATTTACCGGAACTGACGCTGACACTGCAAATGCGCGGGTGCTGGGTAGCCGGCAGGCGGCGCAGGTTCGAGTACGTGACACGGGCACCAGAATCATGGGGCCAGACTTCGACACCGCGTCCTACATGACCCCGGCAGGAACCAACCAGGGGTACTCCCGGATTTCCAGTCTGCTGCCCGATGCCGGCACTGCCGAAACCCGCCCGCGCAACGTAGCTTTCCACCCTCGCATCCATGCCTGA